GGACGTTTGACAAGGCTGAGGTTGTTAAGCGTGCTGTTGCTAACGCTCACGCAGGCAACAACCCGTCAGTGTCACACGCTTACCACGAGCTTCGCGATTACGAAGAAAACCTTCGCCGCAAATACGCCGCGAAACGTCCCCCTAAGGTGGTGGGTAGTGGTAGTGGTATGACCGCTGCTGCCCCGCCGGATTTGAGTACAGATGACGCTAAAAGAGAAGCCGCCCTGGCGCTTGCTCTTCGTTTGGGTTCACAAACCTAGACCCTCACGGAAACACTAACAGCCGGCTAAATACACTATTAGTCTTTTATTTGCTAATCTTGTTATATAGCCGTCCTTACGGCTGGGCAAAAGTAAGCTGAAAACCCCAAGCCAACGAAAGGAAAAACTAATGGCTGATGGTATTTCGTTAACTATCGGTTCGGAAATTCTGAAACAGATTTACTCCGATGGTGTAAACGAGCAGATTAACAACGACACCCCCGCACTGGGGATGATTAAGAGCACCGCAAAGAACATTACCAACGTCGGTGGCGCTGGTGTGAACTTCGTTGCTCACTTTGGACGCAACCACGGTATTGGTGCACGTGCTGAACTCGAGGCTCTGCCCGACGCAGGCCAGCAGACCTACGCTCGTGGTTCCACGGGGCTGAAGAGCCTCTACGGTGCCATCAAGTGCACGGGTCAGACCATGTACCAGGCAAAGTCCAACCCGCAGGCATTCGTCGACTATGTTGGCGAAGAGATGACCCGCATCAAGCAGGACCTCGCTAAGGACCAGAACCGTCAGGTTTATGGTGACGGAACCGGAACGCTTGCCGTTCTGACCAGCTCACCTTCCGCAGCGACTACGTTCACGGTTGACTCGGTGAAGTACCTTGAGATTGGTACCCGCCTTGACATCCTGGACCACGATGACCTGCCTACCGCGCAGAACACCGCATATGTCACCATCACCGACATTGACGAATCAACTCTCACTGTTACTGTGAGCGTTGCTGTCACTGCCGTTGCTGACGACATCATCGTGCGTTCTTCGCGTACCGCAGCCGGGGGAACCAACTCCTACAACAAGGAGTGGACCGGTTTCGGAGCCATCATCAAGGACTCCGGAACACTCTTCGGGATTGACCCGACTGAGCACCCCGAATGGTCATCTTACGTGACCACTCCTGCTGACGCTGGTGGAGAACTGACCGAGCTTGACCTCGACGACGTTATCCTCAACGTTCGCAAGAAGGGTTCGCGCCCGACCCGTATCCTGACGACCCCTGGTGTGTACCGTGCATACTGGAACGCACTGCAGGGTCTGCGTCAGTTCGTCAACAAGCAGGACATGAATGGTGGTGTTTCTGGTGGACTTACCTTCACCACACCTTACGGTGACATCCCCATGATGACTGACTTCGACTGCCCGACTGGTGTTGCGTTCTTCCCGAACGACAAGGAGCTTGCGCTCAACACCAACGTTGGTTGGGAATGGATTGACGAGCAGGGTGCGGTTTGGCAGAAGCTGTCAGGATATGACGCCTTCGTTGCTGAAATGCGCAACTACTCGGAGATGACTACCTACCGTCGCAACGCGCATGGTAAACTAACTGGTATCGCTGAAGTCTAACTTCATATCCACCTCCTAAAAGAGAAACCCCCCCGCGCCTCCTTCCTGCGGGGGGGTTTCTTGTATGCTAGAGGGATGGTTATGCTTTTTAAAAATTTAGACTTACCGGAACATGGTCGACGTTTGGCGGAAATTCTTAAAGATTACAATCCGGACTTGTATTTAGAGAAACTGCCACCGCAGCACCCTTACTTGTTGGAGCAACCGGATAAACCCTACGCGGTTTTTCACAGACCCTTCGGTTTGCCTGAATATATTGTGAGTGTTTACCCGGAAACAATGTTGGATGCGCGTATCCTTGCACAAATTTTTGAGTGGGACACTCACAGGTTTGGAAAAGAACTAGACAAGTTTGACGCGTTGACGCATGCGCAACATATTTTGCAAGAACGAACACGTGCGGACGAAAGAGAAGAAAAACGCGATAAAATGAAATACATACTAAATAAACGTCGCTGGGAGTAATAAATGCCCGCTGAGATTTTCACGCGCACAGGAACCGAAGTTGCCAACGCTGTCAAGCGTCAGTTTGGTGACCCTGACGGGCGTCAAATTACGAACGACGATATCCTCAACTGGATTAATAGCGCCCAGCAAGACATCATTTCGCAAAACCCCATACTGAAAGATAGCGCCCAAACTAACGTTGTTAGCGGGCAAGACATTTACACGTACCCGTCAGAAAGCATCCAATATATTGAGGCGCTGCATTATGACGGTGTGCCGTTAGAGTATTACACGTTCCAGGAAGCACAAACCTATATTTTATCCAACCCTGACGCTGACATTGTTCAAGACGTAAAACCATCTATCTGGTATGAGCGGGCAGGGAACATATACCTTTTCCCCAAACCCTTAGAGAACGTGACGAACGGTTTGCGGTTGTTCTTTGTGCGCCAACCAGCGAACCTGGCAGCCTTGTCAGAAACGTTGAGCGTGCCAGATAAATACTTCCAACGTGTCATAGATTTGGTGTTGGCTCGCGCATACCAGTTGGATGAAAACTGGGAAGCCGCCCAATACAAACAAGCCGAATACGTGAACGCCATGAACTTGTTAGCGAACCAGGAAAACGCGACACAAGTTAACTCTTATTCGACTAACACGGCACGTATTGAGGACTTGTAATGGCTGTTCTGCCCGCAACTGAAGTGCGGCGGTTCAGCGCTGTGGGTAAAAGCGCCCGTTCTGAACCGCTCATTGTTTCATCGTTCCTTGGTGGGCTTAACAATGTTGCGGACATTACAACCATTCGTGAAGATGAACTTCACCGTATGCAGAACTTTGAGTTGGATTCAAACGGCACGCTAGTATCGCGTCCCCCTATCCATCAGGTCGCAGAGTCCCCTGTTGTTGATGCCGAAATTGATTTGCACGGTTACTACACCGACACTAACGAAGACGTGTTCCTTGTTGTTTCTTGCAGTTCCGGAACTTATTTGTACGATATTGAAAACGAAACGTACACACTCATTACGGCTATTGTGGCTAGCGGCGCGGCGCAGTTCGAGGGCAACCTGTATATTTCTTGCGCAACACAAGCGGGAGGCTACTACGATGGGGCAACGTTTACCCAACTAAACACTGGCGCGACGCCAATGCCTAAAGGCGAGCAAATAGTGTTGTTCAAATCACGATTCTTTATGATTTCTCGTGAATCTAGTTCAAATAAAACACGCATTTGGTTTTCTAATATCACAACCGCGGGGCCTGGTGCGACAAGTATTAACGAGTGGGACCCAGACAATTATTTCAATGTTGAAGCGGGCGATGGACAGTTTATTACTAAAATTGTGGCGGCAACCAGTGAGATTTATATTTTCCGGTCTAAAAGCACATTCTATTACCGTTACACGTCAACCCCTGGCGACGGTATTCTAGAAGCTTTGAGCCGCACTGTGGGGGCGGATAACAAATATTCTGTACAGGAATACCAGTTTTCGTACCTTGTGTTAAGCGGTGGACGTTTGTATAGGTTTGTGTCGTACCAGTTCTATCCTTTGAATGATGTGCAACGAGTCCAGTTTGCGCAGAAGGCTAACACGTTAACGTTGTCTATTTTTTCAGCGTTGTCTGTTTTCGGGGACAGAGCCTTAGTGTGGTTTGGTGGTTCCATGTACGCGCTTGACCTTGAGAAAGGGTCTTGGTCGGAGTGGGTTTCAGATACTCATTTTGCGTGGGGTCTTGTGGCACCTAGGCGTGAAAACGACCTCACGCCAGACGTTATTTACGGTATTACTGGTTTGAACACAAGCTCATTGCAAGCGCTGTACCAAAGCATTGACTCGTACGGCCAGGTTATTGAAGAAGAAATAACGTGTATAGCAGAATCGAAAGCTTTTGATTTTGGTATGCCGGATAGTTGGAAACGTTTGTTTTATTGGGCTGCTGACGTGTATACGGCACGTGACGTTGTGGGCACCGCGGACCCTATCGCGTATGTTTCTAGCGTTAACTTGTGGGATGACTTCGAAGATGGCACATGGGATGACTTAGAAGATGGCACATGGGATTACCCGCTTTCGGGTGACCCCGCTGTTGTAACAACCGTAGATTACCCTGTTTTTACCCCGTACCGTCTCACTACAACGTTCCAGAAAGATATGCGGTTCAGGCGTTGCTCTTTCAGCATACAGTTGACCACTGACGGGACATCATCAACAGGCCCTGTGAGGGTTGTTTCTTTGTCGATTCACGCTGTCGGCAAGAGAGGTGTTTCGGCCAACCTTGAATAGTTTGAGGTATCATTAGATAGGCCCATACTGTTTGAGGAGTTTTTGTGCAACAAGATTACAACCTTGGCACGTACGCTAA